GGAAACTGACAAATCGTGAGAGAACCCTTGTTAAAGGTGCTGCTGTTGCTGGCGCGATTATTGTGGCTTACGGAACATATAATGCTGTTCAAAGTGGCCGAGCACGTAGTTTAGGATTGCGTGGTAAAGCTTTTTTAACTAACAAAGGTGTTGTTAGTTGGAAACAGAATGCTAGTTTAGCTGACAAAAGTCTAAGTGTTGATGACATTAAGTCAAAAGTAGTTAATGGAATTAATCCAGAGTTTAATAAAACAACTGGAATTGGTTCTAAAATGAATTGTCGTAGATGTACTCTTGCGTATGAGATGCGTCGACGTGGGAATGAAGTTGCTGCGACAAGAACAACTACTGCTCGTGGACAAACGCTCGGTGGTATGTATAATGTAACTACTGATAAAACGGATTTTGTTGGTGGTAAAAGATCTGGAATTGGTTATCATATGCTTAAAGAAAAAGTTAATAAGTCTCGTGGGAAAACTTTTGAAACTCCATTCACTGATATGTTTAAACAAAATCAACTTGGAAAAGAAAGAGTTCCCGATTACTTTGATAGTAAATCACAGTCAATTTTCAAAGCATTGTCTGAAAACCCAAATGGGTCTAGAGGAGAACTTTGTGTATCGTTGAAAGGTGGTGGAGCACATAGTGTTGCTTGGGAGATTGTGCATGGAAAACCTACCATTTTTGATAACCAAAGTGGAAAAGTTTATAGTGATTTTAAGAGTCTAGAATCTGATTTTGGAGCTCGTATCGATGATGCTGCTACAACTAGACTTGATAATGTTAAACTGAATTCGCTATTCTTACAAAGGTGGGTGAAGAATGGTTGACATTAAAGCAGCAGTTGTGATTATTACAAATGCATTTCCTGATGATACACCTTTGTTTGCAATTGAGTATAATAATTTATATGTGTTCCGGCTTAAAAGAAGTGCCCCATTTGAAGAAGACTTTGATCCATTTTGCTCTGTAGACATAGAGACTGGGGCATTTAGTGATTTCTCAATTCTTGCAGATGGTAATCTTGAAGAAATTTTAACGCGATTTGAGACTCAAAAAGTCTGGATTGCATAACTTAGTCCAACCAAATTCTGAAAGGAGGTGATGTACTTGCCGATTTTTACGAGAGTTAAACAAGCCTGGAATGCATTTTTTGTACCAACAACTCCACAAGGAACGCCTCTAGTTCAATCTTATCAGAATATTGGTCCTAGTTCTAGTTCTAGACCTGACCGTCCAACGGTTCGATTCTACAATGACAAGTCACTTATTTCATCTATCTATACACGAATGAGTATTGATGTTTCTGGCGTCAATATTCGTCATGTTGTACTTGATGATGTTGGTCGATATTCTGAAGACACGGAAAGTTCTTTGAATCAATGTTTAACTTTTGAACCAAACATTGATCAATCTCCGCGTTCCTTTAGGCAAGACATAGCAATGACTCTCTTTGACAAAGGGTCAGCTGCAATTGTGCCTGTTGATACTGGGGTAAATCCAGCTGACAATGCTCAGTTTGAAATTTACTCTCTTCGTGTCGGGGAGATTATTGCTTGGTATCCAAAGCATATTCGGGTTAGTGTTTATAACGAACGTACTGGACTTCGAGAAGAGATTACGCTTGAAAAGCGCTTTGTCTCTATCATTGAGAATCCACTATATTCTGTTATGAATGCGCCAAACTCAACTCTTCAACGTTTGATTCGGAAGTTGTACCTTCTTGATGCGATTGATGAACAATCAAGTTCTGGTAAATTGGATTTGATTATTCAACTACCTTATGTAATCAAATCTGAAGCCCGCCGTAAGGAAGCTGAAAAACGTCGTCAAGACATTGAGTTCCAACTTAAAGGCAGCCAGTATGGTATTGCCTATACGGATGGAACTGAAAAGATTACTCAACTTAATCGCCCAGCCGAGAACAATCTTCTTGCGCAAGTTGAGCTTTTGATTAATATGTTGTATGGGCAACTAGGCATTACCGCTGAAGTTATGAACGGCACTGCTGATGAAAAGACTATGCTTAATTATTACAATCGGACGATCGAACCTATTTTAGATGCGATGGTTGAATCTATGCAACGAGCATTTCTTGGTGTTATGGGAATACAAAAACAAGAACGAATTCGATATTTCAGAGATCCTTTCAAGTTTGTTACAGCGACTGATATGGCTGAAATTGCTGATAAGTTCACTAGAAACGAAATCTTTACATCAAACGAAATTCGACAATTTATGGGTATCTCTCCATCGAAAGATCCAAAAGCAGATCAACTTATTAATAGTAACATGCCGCAGCCTGGGTCAACTGCACCAGCTGCACCAGCAGTTCCTGCTGGTCCAAACTTTGATGAAGTTGATGCGATGATGAATCAAGTGTTTGATGGATTGAGTTCGGATGTGGAGAAGCTAACTAGAGGAGCGTAAGATGCAGGATCCAGACACGTTTATTACTTCGTTCCTCGAACATGCAGGTTCAGAATTTTACGATCCAGTTAAAGCTCATGAATATTATCTTAGAAATCGAGAATTAAAAGGACGTAGACCTTCCCAAAACGTATCGGATCTAAAAACAACCAGGCAACGTGAAGGTTGGAGTTATGTTAAGTCAAAGCTAAAAGAAGCTAAGACTACAGACAGGACTGCAGTTAATAAAACATATTCTGAAAACGTTGCTAAGTTACGTACTACTGCTGATAAGCGTAGAAACGAGATTCGCTCTAAGTTGGCTATCCTCATTGGTAAACTTTCAGTAGATCGAAAAACGCAACTTGCAAAATTAGATACTGATCGTAAAACACAATTAGAAAAAGTTGCCGCAAATATTCAGAAACAAATTGATGCAGTTCCTCCAGTTCCATTAGGAGTAGGAAAAGCACGCCGAGAAGAACTTAGTAATTTAAGATCTATAGAAATTTCTAAAATTCGCGGCGAAGGAAGAGCTCAAAAAGCAGCGATTCTTACAAAAACCTCTGCTGCTAGATCAAAAACTTCTGGAAAAACGGCAGCCAACGCAAAAGCACTAAAAGATACAGCGGGTTCTGATAGGGAAAAAGTTTCAGAAAGCTTAAAAACCAGTATTAATTCGGCTAGAGGAAATTACACTAAACTTAAAGCTGATTTAAAAGCAAAGTACGAAACTAAAGCTCAAAACGAGTTTGATACTATCAAGAACACCGTCCGATAAAAACGAAAGGATTAGTCACGTGGAGTCAGATTTCAGCGGTTATGCAACTAAAGCAGGACTTAAATGCACTGACGGTCGAACCATCATGCCCGATGCTTTCAAGCACCAGGATCAGATGCAAGTTCCACTCGTTTGGCAGCATGGTCATGCAGACCCAGAGAATGTGCTTGGGCATGTTCTTCTAGAGAACCGTTCAGATGGCGTTTATGCCTACGGATTCTTTAATGATTCCCCTAGGGCACAGCATACAAAAGGCCTTGTACAACACAAGGACATTACTGCTTTGTCCATTTGGGCCAACCAGTTGATCGAGCGTTCTAGTCGTGTGCTACACGGTGCGATTCGTGAGGTCAGTTTGGTTCTTTCGGGAGCCAATCCTGGAGCACTCATCGAGAATGTTACGATTCGTCACTCAGATGGCGATGATCAAATTCTTGATGATGAGGCTATTATTTACACGGGCCTCGAGCTCGAACTCGTACATGCAGCCACGACCACAAAGGAAATTGCCATGGCAGATACAACTTCAGACACTCAGACCGTTCAAGATATTTACGATGGCTTTACGCCTGAACAAAAAGACGTCGTGCATTACATGATCGGTACGGCTATTGAGGAAGCAGCAACAACTGCTCAACACAGTGAAGTTCCGGCTGTTGATCTCACCGAAATCACAACTAAACTCAACGAAATTCAGGAAGGAATCACAATGTCCCACAACGTTTTCGAGCAGGAGGGCCAAAAGCCTGGCAATTCGCTCTCGCACGATGATGTCAAAGGTATCGTCGCCGACGCTATGAAGTCCGGTTCGTTGAAGGATGCTGTTGAGAATTACGCTCTGGCACACGGCATCACCAATATTGACGTTCTCTTCCCGGAAGCAGTAGCCGTCAATGGGGCAACGCCTGAATTTCTGATGCGGCGTACTGAGTGGGTAAACATCCTTCTCGGTTCAACGCGTAAGAGCCCATTCAGTCGGATCAAGACAGTTCAGGCTGACCTCACTTTCGAAGAGGCTAGGGCTAAGGGTTATGTCAAGGGCGCACTCAAGAAGGAAGAATTCTTCGGTGTTTCGAAGCGTGTAACGACCCCCACCACCATCTACAAGAAGCAGAAGCTGGATCGTGATGACGTTCTGGATATTACTGACTTCGACGTCGTGGCATGGCTCAAGGCCGAAATGCGAATCATGCTTGATGAGGAACTTGCTCGTGCTATCCTCATTGGTGATGGCCGTGACGTGGCTCATGAAGACAAGATCAACGAGGGTAACATTCGACCGATTGCTAGCGATCATGAACTGTTCGCTACTCAGGTCTATGTCAACATCGACGATACTGCTTCCAGCATTGCGGAAGTTGTCGATGCTATCGTGAGAGCCCGCCGTTTCTACAAGGGCACTGGCCTTCCGATCATGTTTACTACCGAGACCTATATTTCGATGTTCTTGCTTCTTAAGGACACGACTGGTCGTCGCATTTACAGCAACCTTGCAGAAGTTGCAGCGGAACTTCGTGTTTCTGAGATCGTCGGAGTTGAAGTTCTGGAAGAAGTGAATGATATTGTGGCTGTCATTGTTAACCCGATTGACTATATCATCGGTGCTAACAAGGGCGGAGAAATCAACATGTTTGATGACTTCGACATCGACTACAACCAGCACAAGTATCTCATCGAGACTCGTTGCTGCGGCGCTCTTGCCAAGTTGAAGTCAGCTCTTGTTGTGCGTAAGACAGTTGGTACCAACGTTATTGTGTCGCCTGCAGTGCCTTCCTTCAATCCTACTACTGGTGACGTTACCATTAACGATACTACTGGCGTTGTTTACAAGAATGGCGCTGGCGTTGCAGTAACGGCTACTGGTTCGCCTTACGCGGTTGCTCCTGGAGCTTCCTTGAGCGTTAACGCTACTCCGGCTACGGGTTACTACTTCGCTAGCAGTGAAGAAGATAGCTGGACATTCACCAACGAGGCCTGATATTTAGAAGGGTCAATTCCATGGCAAAGTTCTATGGTGAAATCGGGTACGGCGAATCTGTAGAAACACCTTTGGGTTCAGGCATATTTGTTGATGTGATTACTGAAATTGCATACTTCGGAGATATCATTCGAAACACTCGAAAGCTTGACAGTGGCGAAAGTCTTAACGATGATGTTTCAGTTAGTAACTCTATCAGTATTATTGCCGATGAATTTGCTACGGCACACTTCTTTGCCATTAGGTATATTCGATGGGCGGGGACTCTTTGGACTGTGACAACTGTTGAAGTTCAGAGTCCCCGCCTCATTCTTGCCTTGGGAAGTGTGTATAACGGTCCCATATTTGTTCCTATTCCTCTAGTAGGAGGTTAGTATGGGTTCACGTTCTGACCTACATACCCTTTTAAAGAATCTACTCACGACAGATAACGTCTACTTTCAACCACCGCCCACGATTCAAATGGTTTACCCTTGCATTGTCTATAAACGAGATACTGCAAATACCATTTTTGCGGGCGACAAGCCGTATGGATACACAAAGCGTTACCAAATTATCGTTATTGACACCAATCCAGATAGTGATATTCCGGCAAGAGTTTCGGAACTTCCTATGTGTGTATTTAATCGATTTTATACGGCTGACAATCTCAACCACGATGTGTTTAACATTTTCTTTTAAGGAGAAAAACCATGACAAAGCTTGTCTGGGACCAAACTGGCGAACGTCTTTATGAGACGGGTGTCGAAAAAGGCGTCCTATACATCCCGACCAATGGCGTTTATGATACCGGATACGCTTGGAATGGTCTGACGACTGTTACCGAGTCTCCTTCTGGAGCAGAACCGACGCCATTGTATGCCGATAACATTAAGTATCTCAACTTGATTTCAGTTGAGGAATTTGGTGGCACCATCGAAGCATACACTTACCCCGAAGAGTTTGCTCAATGTGATGGCACGGCAGTTCCGACTGCTGGTGTTGCTGTCGCTCAACAAACTCGTCGTCCTTTTGGTTTGGCATATCAGACCAAACTTGGTAACGATGAACTGAATGTCGATTATGGCTACAAGTTGCATCTGATTTATGCAGCAATTGCTGCACCGTCAGAAAAGGCTTATGCCACAATCAACGATGCCCCAGAGGCCATTACATTTAGTTGGTCATTTACGACTTCAGCAGTACCTGTTGAAGGTTATAAGCCAACGGCACTACTTACGATTGATTCAACAAAGGTATCGGCGGGTAACCTCGCAGTTCTCGAAGATGCTTTGTACGGATCTGCAACTGGTGAACCAAGACTTCCTCTTCCTGATGAGGTTCTTACAATGTTTACTGGAGTTCAAACTTCAGTTACACCGCTTATGCCAACATTTGTTTCGACAACTGGCGTGATTACGGTTCCTGCCGTTCCTGGCGTTACATATCGTAGGACTGACACAAATGCAGTTGTCGTAGGTACAACGACAATTGAGGGTGTTGCTGGAACCAGGTTGATTATTCGTGCATACCCAGAATCTGGACAGTATTCCTTCTCCGCTGGTAGTGACAATGACTGGTCGTTCGAGAAGACGGTATAAGTTAATAATTTGACAGAAAGAGGCCAGAGAATGCTAAGAATTATTATTTCTGGAGAAGAGTTCTTTGATGAAGTTACTGAAACATTCAGTACAGTTGGCGACTTTGTTTTAGAACTAGAGCATTCTCTGGTCTCTCTGTCGAAATGGGAATCAGAATTTCAAAAACCATTTTTATCATCTACGGATAAAACAACAGAAGAAATTTTTAGTTATGTAAAAGCAATGATTGTTACCTTTGATTATCCATCTGATATTCTTTATAGATTTAGTCAAGATAACATAACGCAGATTAATGAATACATTGATTCAAAGCAATCAGCAACAACGTTTGGTAACATGCCAAAAGCAACGGGTCGTAGTGAAACAGTAACATCAGAATTAATTTATTACTGGATGGTCGCATTTAACATCCCATTCGAGTGTGAGACATGGCATCTAAATAGGCTCTTCTCACTTATACGTATTTGTAATGTGAAGAATTCGAAGCCACAGAAGATGTCAAGTCGTGAAATTGCGGCTAGAAATCGAGAATTAAATGCTCAAAGAAGAGCCCAATTAGGAACGAATGGTTGATTAAAAGGAGAAACAATGCCGACAACACTTTCTTGGGATAAAGTAGGAAATCGTTTTTATGAGGCCGGCGTAGATCGAGCAGTTTTATATCCAACCGTTGGACCTGGAATTGTATGGAATGGTTTACTTTCTATTAATGAAAAATTAGTCGGTGGTGAAAGTTCTGCAATTTACTTTGATGGTATTAAATATGCAGATGGATTAGTCATTGGTGATTATGCAGCAACTCTCCGAGCATACACATATCCT